GAGGTTGATAAAGTTAGTGATGTTTTTATGAATGAAATGGTTGAGAAACTCAAAGGGCAAACTCTTTATGATGTGATTGCTGATTGGTGGGATGAAATCTTTATGAATAATAATGAGGCAGCAGTTACTATTGAAAGTCTTGTAGATGAAATTAGTTTGTGGTTGCCGAAAGAACACGATACTAACAGTTATAAGTGGAATGAGTGTATTAGAATGATTAAGGGGAAACTACGATGAAAATTGAAATCAACTATCAACCCAGCACAGAACATTATATCTGGAAACTTTATACGGGTGCTGATGGTGCTGATGAATATGAGGGTGTTGCAATCTCAATCGGTGAATGTTTTGAGGAGATTATCAAGTGGGAAGTCCTGAACGGTAGGAGTTATGTAAATGACTAATGATGATAAACAATTTCTCAAAGAGTTTTTGCTTGGTGCTAGAAACTTTATTTTAATTGTAGCATTAGTGTTTCTACTTTATGCTATAATGAATGGTGCAGCAAACTGGTTGGATGCACAACCAACACCATTAGAACAAAAGTTTGAGGTGGTGGATGAATACAAAGGTTGTGAGGTAGTTCGTTATGCTCCAGATAATACAGCAACATACAAATATTTCCTGTACTGTGACAGTTCTCAAGGTGGCACACAAATCCCCCAAATGCCTTGACAGTGTGCTATCATTACAAAGTAATCAATAAAACACATGGGAACTCGCAGTTTCATTACAATCAAACATAAAGACAATACTTATTCTGGTGTGTATTGTCATTGGGATGGTTATCCTGACTGGAATGGTAAGATTCTAACTAAAGATTATCAAGCACGCAGTAAAGTTGTTGATTTGATTGATGGTGGTGACATGTCATCGCTCAAAACAAATCAAACTTGGAGTTCTACACTTGATGACAATAATAACTATACCAATACTCGTGAAGAACAACCTCTTTATTATTATGAAAGAGGTGAAACTGATGATAATACAGTGTATCCTAAACACTTCAAAACTCATCAACAAATGTACAAGTATGCAAAGGATTGTAATTGTGAATACATCTACACTTTTGATGATACTGTAGGTAAAGATCAACCTTGGTGGTCCTACTGTGGTGTTGACTGATGCAAACTAAAATGAAACGTAAAATGGTAAATGTTGAACCTATTTCTAGTAAAGCAAAGAATAGGTTTGCTAACATGATGGACAAACTTCATGGTTGTCATGTAGAGCAAGAAAATGATAAACAACTATTTCTTGCATCAATCAACAAGAAATACTTTTTCTGGGTTGATAAAGTAAATGATCCACATTGGAATGTTATGAAATGACTGAAGATTTTGTTAGATTGAATCTTGATGAACTGGATGCACTTAAGAGTGCCCTACAGTTGCTATCTAAAAAGGAACAGAAGATCATGGAGAGTAGTGGTAAAGTATCTCTGAATAGGTTGTATAATAAACTGCAGAGTGCAGTAGATGATATTCAACGTGTGAATGATGAAAACTAAATTTCCTTATGAACATGTAGTTGATGGTATTCAAAAAATTGTTTGGGTTAATTGGAAAGGTAATGGACAAATTGCACTTTATGGTCTACCATACCTAGTTGAAAAGTATTATCCTGGTTACACTGCAAAAATAGCTAGCAGAGAATACTTTGAGACATTGAAGAACCCATCAGGACACTTGTAGAAGTGGCACAATAAAAGAGCACAGGAGCACTTTATGTGCTATCATACTTGTATGAATGAATCACAGATGACTTACACCTTCACTACTTCCAACCTGTCTAAAATTAAACCTAAACTTCGCACTAGTGGCAGGGTTTCTGGTAACTTTGGTAAGAACAAAGTTAAGGCAGGTTCTCCCATCTCAGGACTTGGTGTTACTAAAGCAAAGGTTGTCAAGGTTACAACTCAGGATGAGTATCTGAACAAAATGTATTATGTTCTAGATAATGCTGCTGATAGGCAAATACAGCAGTTTGCTTATAATGAAATTCGCAAGATTCTTATTCAGCGTGGTCAATGGTGATGAACATAGTTTATGCTTACCCTGAGATTGAGAAAGCATACAAGATTCTGAAAGATGTTGTGGATAGGGAACACAAACTACACATGATGGATATGACTATCATGAACATACATTTAGATGCTGTTGAGTATGAGATTCTTCCTCTACTTGAAGAGATAGTGTATTATGATCCAACACCCTAGTGTGACACTTGTTCAACTGTCCACTATGCCTTGACTTTTGACCTTAAATCTGCTATCATTACAAAGTAATCAAAAAACAAATGCCTAACACTTACAATTTCACTGGTGATGCTGTTACCTTCCTTGGTTTGGTTGGTGTCATTAGCACTTCCATTATTGTTATTACTGTCTTTCGTCGTTATTTCAATAGTCCCTACATCAAATGAACTTCAAAAGTATTCAAGAGTACGAAAAAGATCTAAAAGACGCAAAGAAAAGGTATGACAAACTTGCTAAACAAATCAAGAGATGTAGGTATGAGTATCAGTATGAAATTATGTGTGAAGACCTTGAAGAGTGTAGGCAAGATGTGATTGAACTGCAAATTATTATTACTGAACTTCGTAAACAAAAGAAACTATCTGAGATTGAAATCTAATGTCTGGTGGTCACTTTACTGAAAGATGCTTCAAAGACACATTCGCACCCTTACCTTACGGAGTTCTTATGGATGTTGAGGATTTCAAGAAACAATTAGAACAGTTCAAAAATGAAACTCTTAACACTATTGCTATTCATCCAGACATTATGAAAACTATGAGAGACGAGTATTATGGTATGAGTAAGTGGGAGTGGTTCGTTGAGGGTTTCCGTAACATTCGTTGTATTGTGAGTTGGTATGGTGATGATGACTTCTGGGAAGCATTATCGTGGGGTTGGATGTGTGAATACATCTATCCTTATGATGATCCTTACAATCCTTATCTTTCACCTGAACGCAAATTGAGATTGGGGAGGTAGTAATGACAAACAAACAAATGAACTTTCAAGATTATTGTATTTGCAAACCCAGTGCTGAATGGTTTGAGGATAGTTGTAAACTGTGGGCAGATCATTATAGTTTCCTGCTTGGACTTTCTTTTAACAGTGAATCAGATAATGTCTGGTTCAGGGATCAATTTAATGCTAACAAAATCTACGATGTCTAATAGTATGTGGAAAGGAGTTTTCCTTTCTGTTCTTCTTCTTGTAGGAGATCCTTTCATTAACTTGCCACAGGTTAATGCTATGCCTGTGACACAAGTTGAAGTGGCACATAACACTTCCAAAACCTGAGTTTATGTGCTATGATGATTACATCAACAGTTGAGGAACAATGATTGACACTTGTAGATTGCATGATGATTTAGAAGATTTTGCATCCTATTTGGGTGTTGATTATGATGATTACTATCAACTCATCTATAATCTTCCTGATGAAGATGAATGTGATGTAGAAGTAGAACTCACTGCTTGATTTATAGGAATGTGTTTGCCTACGGATTGGAAATGTTCTGATCGATAAAGTTACACAACTTTGTTCACTTACCACTTTCTTCATTATGTCTACTGAACTGATGGTTTCTGCTCTTCGTCGTGGTCAAAATGGCAATGAGATTCTTGCCATTCTTAATGCTATCACTGGTGGTGACAGTGATAACACTCCTGTTGAAACTGTGAGTCCTCAACCTACTCTGGAAATTGTTGAGTTCTGATAATAAATAGGGGCACAATGCCCCTTCCTTTTCTATACACTTCTAAGACAATGACTCCCAACTGGATACACAATTCAGGCAAGAAAAAGAATCCCAGAGGTGTATCCAAAGGGAAGATTAAAGCACGTAAGCAAGCATTGCAATCAATAAAAGCAAAGTATAAAGTATCATGATACACAAGCATACTCTACAAACAGCAGCAGCATTTGATAGAATTGATGATGCTTTGCTTGGTAAAACTGATGATACTTTGAGTGAACTAATTGAGGATCTTGAGTTTCTATTGTATAAAGCAAAAGAGATTCATGACACAGCAGCATCATTTAGTGATGGGTCTGACTATGATCCTACCACTCAATGTAGCATCCCACAGCGTTACTGATGTGCCACTTGTAGAACCGTCACACGAAATGAGCACAGACCCCAAAAGTGTGCTATCATACATGTATGAAAAATCAAACCACTGAAATGACTGAAAAAGTTATTGACAAGATTGAACAGTTTTGTGATGTTCTTCGCACTAACTATCAATCTTATGCTATTGCACAACATAGGAAATACATTGAGAAAGGTGATAGTGTAGAGTATCACAAAGCAGAGATTGATAAACTCTGTGAAGGTCAAAATGTAGATCAATTTATCTACAGCAAAGGCAAGAAGTATGCCAAGATCATTCATGTTATGCATGGCAGTAATCAACGCAGTGCTCATGCATTTGTTGACATGAATACTGGTGATGTGTACAAGTCAAAGGATTGGCGTAGTCCTTCACTAAATGGAGTTCGTTATAATCTTCTTGATGACCAATCTTGTGAGCAAATGTATAAGCGTGCTGATTGGGCAGGGAGTTACCTTTACAAATGACTGATTCAATTCTTGTATTTTGGGAAGATTTGAAACAACAAATGTTAATTGAAGCAGTTGAATACTACATTTATAGGATGAAAGAAGATAATTGTAATGAGGTAGCAATAGAGATCTACACTAAACTTTTAGAGGAACTTGAACAAGAATGAAAGCATCAGTTTTTTGTATTTTGTGCTTGATTTTGGCGTTTGTTGTTAATGCAAATGCTGATAACCAAATGAAACAAGATTTGCATAAAATGCAGCAAATCACTTATAGCATGTGACACTTGTAGGACTGTCCACTAATGCTTGACTTTTTGGTAAATCTGTGGTATCATACATGTATGAAAGATAAGTTTATGCACCAATCCACTTTAGATCTCTTTTGTGACCATGCAGATGCACAAATGGCAGAAGAGTATGCTATGGAACTAGAATCAAAAGCAGCAGAATTGGAAATTACTGTTGACTATTACATTTCTGAGTTCCTTTGATTATTAACAACAACATTATGCAAACCAAAACTAAGTTTAATCACCTCAATCTTCCTACCCTTGCAGATATTCCCACTGAAACTGTGGATGGTTCACGTCGTTATGTTGTGAATGGCAAACTGTTGCCTTCTATCACTACAGTTACTTCCTATCAGAATCGTCATAGTATCAATGAGTGGAGGCAACGTGTAGGTGAGGAAGTTGCAAATAAAATCAGTCATTTTGCATCAACCAATGGCACTAAGTTCCACAAAATTGTGGAAGATTATGTCAACAATGTTGATGTAGATTATGATGAAGAAAAGTATGAAGTTGCTCTGAAATTGTTCAATCAATTTCAACATCTTCTCAATGATGTAAATAACATTCACTATCAAGAAAGTGCTCTCTATTCTGAACATCTTGGCATTGCTGGTCGTGTTGACTGTATTGCAGAATATCAAGGGAAATTGTCTATCATTGATTTCAAGAGTTCTTCTAAACCAAAGAAAGAAAGTCAAATTCAAAACTATTTTGTTCAAGAAACTGGTTATGCATTGATGTATCAGGAAATGACTGGTCATAAAGTAGAACAAATTGTGACCTTGATTTCTTGTCATTCAGGTGAGACACAAGTTTTTGTCAAGAATCCTGATGATTATGTTGACACTCTCAAGCAGTACATTGTAGAATACAATAACAAATAAGATGCAAGATTGGAAGTGTAGTGT